GGGTGGAGTAGCATGGGCATTGGTAAAGGTAGAGGATTTGAGATGATACGAATATTACTTGTACCTCATGGAGGTAGCAAGAACGATACTATAGTTACAGTAGAGGTTAAAGAGAGGGCGTGATGAACTTAATATTAGGCGATTGCTTAGAAGAAATGAAGAAGATGCCAGATAAGAGTGTGGATTTGGTATTAACAGACCCACCATACTTAAAAGAGTTTTTATATACTTATGATTACCTTGCTGACGAATGCCCAAGAATTATGAAGCGAGGTGCGTCATTAGTTACTATAGTCGGGCATTTTGCTTTACCAGAAGTTTGTGCTAAATTTAATAATAAGTTGAAATACCGTTGGATTTTTTGTATGAACCAATTTGATGGTAGTCACGCAAGAATGGCAATGGGGATTGAAGTTATGTGGAAACCTATTTTATGGTATGTAAAAGAAGCATACCCGCAAGGGAGAGGATTTATAAGAGATGGGTTTGTTGTGAGCGGCAAGGGTGGACAAAATAAAGAAAGTCATAAGTGGGAACAAGATTTATCGTGGGCTAAATTCTTTATAGAAAAATTAACAAAAGAGGGTGATACTGTCCTTGACCCCTTTATGGGAAGTGGTACAACAGGAGTAGCCTGCAAAGAACTCGGCAGAGATTTTATCGGCATAGAAATAAATAAAGAATATTTTAAGATAGCAGAAAACAGAATTAACCAGACTACAAAGAGTTTATTTTAAAGAGAGGAGAGTGTGATGGATGAGTTTATGAATAAATTAGAGTTTGCTATGTTTGAAATTCAAGGTTCTTCTGGGTATTCGCTTGAAAGAAATCGTCCTTATGATGGGCAACCGCATACTGATTCAGGGCAAAGAGGCAAGATAGAGGTTAAGGGTCTTACTATGAGAGATATAAAAGATTGCATAGTGAGGGCCTTTTTAGATTGTGGAGGTTTTAGTGATAAGAAATATCCAGTAATAGATGATGTGTATTCTATTGACTTAGAAAAGATAGACCCAGTAGCAGTGATGCAAGCTACTACTTGTTGGATAGAAAAGTATATGGGCATATATCCTAATGTGCCTAAGTTAAAGGAGAACCCCAATGAATAACACAATAGAAGTTTTGCAGGAAATAAAGAAATACTACGCACAAGATACAATACGAGGCACTGAAACAGGGAGTAAAAGGTTTAAAGCTATTGACGAAGCCATAGCCAATGAGAAAGCATTAGAGAGTGCAGGGGATATGTTAGATGATACGAAAGATATGATATGGGATATAATGCAAGTAGCACTTGATAAAAACCACTACATTACCAAGCAAGAAGAATTAGAAGAAATACTTTTAGATTGCAAAATACCTGAATTAGTTGCGTCTGCCTGCCAAATAGTCCTCGCCAAGCAGATACTAAAGGTTGAGATACTCAAAGTGGCTGATAATGAAAAATACTGGAGAGCGAGATATAAGAAACTCAAAGAGCAACAGCTTACGGAAGAGGAGATAGTAGAGATATTATTAAAACAAGAATGTGGACTGAATTGGTATTCAATAGATGATGAAGAAAAGGAATTGCGGAGGAGGGTTTCAGAAAAAGCCAAAGCAATAATCAAAGCAAGAGAGGCTAAAAATGGCAGGGGAGGATTAAAATGATAAGAGTAACAGGATTGTGGCAAAATGTATCGAAAAAAGGTGACAAGTATTTATCTGGTAAGATGGGTGGAATTAAAGTACTAATATTTAAGAACGGATTTAAAGAAGAGAATTCTAAGCAACCTGATTTTTATGTATATATAGCAGGTGATAAAAAAGATAAAGAATCCTCTGTGGATGATGTAAATGACAATGATAAATAAAAATATATTTAAACATATACAATCTTCTAATATTATAGCAGGTCTTCCTGCTTGTCATTACAATTCTGACTTGCATAATTTTGAAGATAACTATAGTCATAGAGATAAGAAATTCTATACTTCTTTAGAAGTTGTAGTAAATAAGCTGCTTGATATTAAAAATCAAAATGCATCAAGATATATATTCCTTTGTGGTGTCCCAGGTTGTGGTAAGACACATTTTATGGTTGGATTATATAAAGCTCTTGTTGCTAAATTAGGATATATCCAAGGTGACGGGGCTATGTTTAGTACATTTGCTAATCTATCGCAAGAAATAATAAGTATGTTCTCAGAAAAAATTCCATTAAGGACTTCATTGCAAGGATACACACAAGCAAGATGGTTATTTTTAGATGATTTTACTTCTACAGAAAGAGTATTAAAGGAGAATTCATTAGAATACAATATGTTTAGAGACATAATAATTAATAGGTATGAGGATAAGCGTATTTTAATTACTTCTTCTAATCTAAATTCTATTGATTTAATACCAGAGTTAGATAGATTATTTGGTAATTATATATCTTCAAGATTAAGTGATAGTATAATAGTGCAGTTTCCATCAATTGACATGAGACGAAAGTGAGGGGAAAAATGAAATGTTCACATTAAAATTAAATACAGGTTGGGAGCAAAAAGCAGAAGAAAAGCTATGTTATACTAGTGGTAAAAAAGATAAGTATGTAAGTAGATTGTCAAAAAAGCAAGTAAAGGAAATAAACAAACTTATTATGAGTTGTAGTGTAAAAGAAGACAAAGATGATTATATGCTGTATGTTCTTGATGACAGAAAGCATTGGTAAATTATGGACTGGAAAATATTTTTCTCAAGATTCTTAGCGGATAAAGAAATATTCTTTGAATTCATATCTATTATAGATGAGAATATTTTTCAAAATGCTGTAATGACTAATATGTTTATTATTATAAGAAAATTCTTTGTTAAGTATAAGAAGCAACCTGATTTTGATACACTGTATATATTACTTGATAGGTTACCTGATTTGGAAAAAGACAACAAGCAGTTATATGTTGACTTTATAGACTCTATAAAAGAATATAATTTAAATATTGATATTGATGTATTAAGAGACGAGGTAACAAAAGCTATCCAAACTTATGAAATGGAGAAGTTTATATTAAAATCAGCTAATCAAATAGGAAATATTACATTTGATGATATGCTTGGGGATATAAGAACAATAGTTAATAAGCATAAGCCGGAGAGTTTTGGAACAGATGTATCTGATACTAATAAAGTAATTAAGATGATAAGACATGATGTAAGTGATAAGATTACTTCTGGTATTGAGGCTCTTGATAAGATGTTATATGGTGGGTATGGAACAAATGAAATTGCAATTATTATGGCTCCTCCAGGAAGAGGTAAAAGTTATTATCTTATAAATGCGATGTATGGTGCTATGTTGGTTGGGAAAAGTGTATTGTATATAACTTATGAGTTATCTGAAAAAGCAGTGCTAAAGAGATTATATAGCAGAATAAGCCAATCTACAAGAAAAGAAATGATACAAGAAGAACAGATAACTAAAGCTGTAAGTAAGTTTTTTAGATTATGTAAAGCTAAAGGTAAGGTAATTTATCTTCCTTCAAGGTCAGTTAGTGTGGAAGGTATAGAATCGTTAATTGAAAAGCAGCAATTGTATTTTGATTTTAGTCCCGATATGATTATAGTAGATTATTTAGATTTAATAGCTCCGAGAAGTATAGATTATAAAGGAGAGTTAAGGCATAGATTACGTAATATAACAGATGATTTGAGGTCAATATCATTACGAAGAAACATAGCGGTACTAAGTGCAACGCAAGCTAATCGTGCCTCATTAGCTAAGATGAAGATAACAGAGGCTAATACTGCTGAATCTTTTGGTAAGATAGAGGTATCTGATGTAGTATTAGCAATATGTCAAACTGATGAAGAAAGGAAGTTAAAAAGAGCAAGGTTATCAGTATTAAAAAATAGAGATTATGTAGCAGGTGGTTGTATTGAAATATATGTAGACTTTGAAAAAATGACATTATTAGATGTAGATATGGCTGTAAAACTTGGAGAAGCGGAGTGTAAAAAAGATGAGTAATTGGCTAATTAAAATACTATTATTTGAATATATGGTTGTAATGATTGTGTGTGTTTTTGAGAAGAATTGGATGAGAACAATGTACTGGTTTGGTGCTACTCTACTACAAGCTAGTATATTATATGGAATGAAATAAGATGTGGACTGATACTTTAAAATCTAATTTTGAACATAAGACAAGAAGAAGTCAAATCATACTTAAAGACTGTCCTTTTTGTGGTAATAACAATTATAATATAGAATTTTCAATTGAATTAGGAGTGTTCCACTGTTGGATATGTCATAGTTCAGGTACAGTTTATAAGTTCTTTTTATTAAATAATCTACCTATTGATGATGATAAGTGGAAGTTTACAAATAAGCGTGTTAAAGCACAAGAATCCGGTTTGGTATTAGATGGGTATGAATATATAAATTATGATGACTATAAGAGATTTTTTATATCCAAAGGTATTGAAAAGAAAGATATAGAAAAATATAGATTTATGTATAGTAGTATAGGTAAGTATAAGAATAAATTAGTAGTTCCTTTGTATGAGGGCAGCAAATTAGTGTATTTTATAGCAAGAGATTTAACAACAAAAGGTAGATACTATAATATAGAAAGAATTAAAACTAATATACTACCTTATTATTTAGGGGAAAAGAATAGGTATTGGTTGTATCTCTGTGAGGGTGTCTTTGATGCTATTTCGATAAATAAGCTTGGTTATTCTTCTGGTATTTTGCTTGGTACAAATTTAGCAAAAGAACAGATTTTAAAGATAAAAAACTTTGGCTTTGAGGGCGTTGCTATAAACTTAGACGGGGATGCTAAAAAGAAAGCATTTGAGTTATCTGAAAAAATATTAAAATTTTCTTTGGTTTCGACACTAATATTATATGAGGACACGGAAGAACCAAATAGCTTATATGTTAAGGATAAGAGTATGTTGGATAAGATGTTAAAGGAACCAAAGCCAGCTAATTTAGTTGATAAAGTGAAAGTGATGATGAAATTATGATACAGTATAAAGATGCATGTTTAACAATAGATTGTGATAACTGCGGTATTAATGACTATTATGACGGGTCTTTACAAGGGTGTTTTGACAGAGCAAAGCACAACGATTGGATTTCAATAAAAGACAACGAAGGCGGGTGGCTTAATTTTTGTTGCCGCGAATGCGAACAAGAACATTTTGCTAATGCAGATGAGGAGTAGTATATGTTTATTAGAGTAGGAAACACATTTTGTAAGGTTTTAACTAATAACAGAGAAGAATTAGATTGGATACAAAATCTTTTGACAGTTGATGTGCCGGGAGCTAGATACACACAGTTGTTTAGGACAAAACGTTGGGATGGAAAAAAGAGATTATTCTCAAAAGTATCTAATTTATTTCCAGTAGGATTGTTGAGTTATGTATTAAGAAATAAGGGGGATGTAAATGTACAGGTAGATGATACAAGAGTATTTCCTATTTTTGATAAATCAATACCTGAAATGAGCATAGAGTTACGAGATTATCAGAAGCAAGCTATAATAGATTGTCTTGAAAATAAGAATTGTATAGTACAAGCAGCAACTAATGCTGGAAAAACAGCTATGTTTGCAGGACTAATTAAGAAGATGTATCCTATTAAAACATTGATATTAATACATAGGGAAGAAATATTATGGCAGTTAAAGAAGATGATTGAGGGATATACAGGATTGGAAATAGGAGTAATTACATCTAAAAATGTACTAATAAAATCTACTACAATAGCTATGGTTGCTACATTAGTTAATAGGATAGGTGCTAACCAAGAAATAACAGACTTTTTTGAAGATGTTGATTGTGTAATGGTGGACGAATGTCATCATGCATCTTCAAAGTCGATAAGTGGTTTGTTATCGGCATCCAAGGCGATATATCGTTTTGGTTTTAGTGGTACTGTGCCTGAAGAAGATACATATGCAGGAATGCTTGTTAGACAGTGGTTGGGTAGTGTAGTGTTAAGAATAACAAATGATGAATTGATTGAACAGGGTATATCTGCTAAACCTAATATTTGTATATATGAAATGGATGCTACTGATAAAATTAGAGGTGTTTTTGATATTGCAAAAGAAAAGCTATTAGAGAAAAAACCAAAGTATACACCGCAACAATTAATGAAAGAAGTATATAGACTATCAATGGAAAAAGGATTGGTTGAGAATGAAGAACGAAATAATAAAGTTTTAGAGATATTAAATAAGCATAAAGGTAAGTCTGTTCTTATAATTGTAGACTATTTAAAACATGGTGAGATAGTAAAAAATCTTTTAGAACGTAATGATATTGATGGATTGTTTATTTCAGGAAGTTCAGAGATAAGAAAAGAAGCTTTTGAATCATTTAAGAAAGGTAAATTAAAGACACTGATTTCAACATCAATTATAGATGAAGGCGTTGATATTTCGAGAATAGAAGTTCTTGTTTTGCTTGCTGGGAAGAAAAGTAGAAGACAGTTGTTGCAACGAGTTGGGAGAAGCTTGCGTAGAAAAGAAGGTGAAAATGTAGTAACCATATATGATTTTTTTGATTTTGGAAGTAAACATTTGGAGAGGCACAGTAAGCAAAGAATAAAGATATACAATCAGGAAAAGTTTGATATTGAATTTATATAATAAGGAAATTAACTGATAAAGAGGGTTGTGGCGTTTTAAGCGTTAGGGTAAGTAGAATGAAATGATTCTCGCAAGGAATCAGATGAGTAGAAATAACTTAGATGACTAGTTTATGGGGCAGGGTGGGGAATCCTGCCAACCCTCAATATCAGAGTAAAGGAGAATTAAATGGATACACGTAGAGAGGTGTTAGAGAAGTATTTTACTTTTACATCAACAGGAGAAGGACAGCAAATAGATAAGAAAAAACAAATAGATAATGCCCTCACAGCCTTAGATAAGTTAGAGAAAGAGAAGATGTTAGAGTATGTGGGTGAGGATATAAACGATAAGTGTGACTATACTGATGGCTACAACCAAGCCAAAGCTGAAATCAGAAAGAGGATAAACCTACAAAGGGGGA